CTTTAATACAATCGGCTGGTCGTATTGATAGAATGACAACAGAATTTAATGACTTATATTATTATCATTTACTTTCTTCTTCTCCAATTGACCTAGCTATTAGGAACAGTTTGAAGATAAAGAAGAATTTTAATGAATCAAGATTCCTTAGTGACTTCATACCCTCGCAAGAAAAACATATCCTATAATAGAAGGGATAGGCTGCCTGTTCTACTAGTTAGCAATTGCTAATTAATAAAAAATCGATAAGAGAAATATCTCTTATGATGGACAGCATTCTTTCCCTTTCTTTTTATGAAAATGGAAGTGAAAAGAAATGAAAAAAGAAAACACATTCCAAGCAGAAGTTATTAACGATATTCTAAAACAATTTCCTGAAGCGGACATTGTTAAGAATGACGCTAATTATAGACAGGGTTTTCCAGATCTAACTATTTTCTATAAAGATAAATTTGCTGTACTTGAGGTTAAGCGAACTGAAAAAGCATCGCATCAGCCAAATCAAGATTACTATATTAAGAAATATAATAAATGTAATTCTGGGTATTTTGTTTATCCTGAAAATAAAGAGGAGGTTTTAAAACATTTAGAGAGGAGATTTAAGTCAAGTGATATTTAATCAACATAAATTAATTGAAGGACAGCATGCTTTCTTATCACCATCAAAGTATCATTGGATTGGCTATGATGAAGATAAATTGTTAGAGAGCTTTTTAAATTTTCAAGCAGCAAAACGCGGAACTGAATTACATAGTTTAGCGGCTGAATTAATAACTCTTGGAGTCAAGCTTCCAAAAACAAACAAGACTCTAAACTTATATGTGAATGATGCTATCGGCTTTCGTATGCAACCTGAGGTTTGCTTATATTATTCAGAAAATGCATTTGGCACTGCCGACACAATATGTTTTAGAAATGATTTGCTTCGAGTACACGATTTAAAAACTGGAAAGACAGCTGCTTCGATTAAGCAGTTAGAGGTTTATGAAGCTCTATTTTGTCTTGAATATAATCATGATCCAAAGAAAATTGAATCTGAATTAAGATTATATCAATTTGACGAAGTTCTTGTAAATGTTCCTGATCCAGATGAGATTCTTTATATTATGGATAAGCTTGTTTCTTTTAATAGAAAAATTACAGAAGCTGGTCAAGCTCAGTAATCGAGGAGGCTATTTATGGCATATTTAATTCACTATGGAACTCCCCGGCATTCTGGGAGATATCCTTGGGGTTCTGGTGAAGATCCACAAAGATCTAAGAGTTTTGGTCTGAGAGTCTCTGAACTAAAAAAGCAGGGAATGACTGAAATTGATATTGCTAAAGGATTTGACTTGGCAACTACTACTGATCTTCGTGCAAAGATTCATATGGAGAAAGAAGCTGAATGGGGAGCTAAATCCTCAATGGCTATCCGACTTAAAGAAAAAGGATATTCTAATGTTGAAATAGGAAAACGCATCGGCGTTCCCGAGCCAACTGTTCGCAATCTTTTGGATCCATTAATTCAGGAGAGACATAAAGTTAATCGAGCAACTGTTCAAATGCTAAAAGACCAAATAAATGAAAAAGGTCTTCTTGATGTTGGCGTTGGTGTTAATTTGCAATTAGGTGTTACAAAAACCAAATTGGATGTTTCTCTTGCTGAACTTGAAATGAATGGATATAGGATTACAAATATCCAGACTCCTCAGCTTGGCACTACTCAGAAAACAACAGTTAGAGTTCTTCTTGGACCTGACCAAATGAAAGCAGCCCGTTCTGAATATGTAATCAAGAATAAAGAAAAATGGGATGCAATGTCCGAAGAGGAACATGAAAAAGCAGTTGCCTATTTATATGTTGCTAAGCATAAGACTGAGATTCAGAATATTTCTGGTTGGTCTGAAGATGGTGGAGAAACATATAAGAAAGTTCAGCCTCCCATTTCCATTGATTCAAAAAGAGTTATGGTTCGATTTGATGATGACGAAACACTTTCTGGAAGTTCAATGGATGGCGTTATACAACTTCGTCGAGGAGTTCCCGATCTATCCATTGGCAATAATCATTATGCTCAGGTCCGTATAGCAGTTGATGATACTCACTATATGAAAGGCATGGCAATATATGCAGATGATCTACCTGACGGAATAGATATAAGATACAATTCTAATAAGAATTCTTCTATTGGAAAACTTGGCGCCATGAAGAAGATGAATAAGGTTGTTGATTTAGAAGATGGCGGCTCTATGTATATTGACAAAGAAGGAAAACAGAAAATCAATGAATTTGGAGCAGCTATACGTCAGCAAACATACACTACTAAAGGCGGCAAAGAGAAGCAATCTGCTATAAACATTGTTGGCTTCCAAGGCAAGCAAGATAGTGGAGTCGAAGGTGGATGGCAAACATGGAGTAAGACACTGTCAAGTCAGTTCTTATCAAAGCAACCTCCTACTTTAGCTAAACAGCAATTAACCATTGCTTATGATGAGCAGAAAGAGTTATTTGATACTTATTCAAAGATTACTCAGCCAGCTGTCAAGCAAAGATTATTAGATTCTTTTGCCGATGATTGTGATAGCAAAGCTGTTCATCTTAAAGCAGCAGCATTACCAAGACAAACATCCAATGTTCTTATTCCAATTACATCATTAAAAGATAATGAGTGCTATAGTGTAAATTATAAGAATGGCGAAAAAGTTATTCTGATTCGTTTCCCTCATGCAGGCACTTTTGAAATACCGGTTTTAACGGTTAATAATAAGAATAAAGAAGGTATTTCAGTACTTGGAAATGCTGTTGATGCTATTGGCATTACGCCAAAAACAGCAGAAAAACTATCAGGTGCAGACTTTGATGGTGATACGTCAATAACTCTTCCTTATACTAAGCAATTAAAAGTTGATTCAACACTTAAGGCTCTTGAAAACTTTAATCCTAAGACTGCATATCCTAAATATGAAGGCATGAAAGTCATAACCAATAGTGTTAAGCAGCAAGAGATGGGTAAAGTCTCTAACCTCATTACTGATATGACAATAAAGGGTGCTGATCTTGATGAGATTTCTCGTGCTGTTAAGCATTCAATGGTTGTTATTGATGCAGAAAAGCATGAACTTGATTGGAAGCGTTCTTATACTGACAACGGCATAGCACAACTTAAGGCTAAGTATCAAGGTGGAACAGAAGCTAGACCAAGAGGTGCTTCAACTTTAATCAGCCGTGCTTCTTCTGAGCAAAGAGTTGATAAAAGGAAAGCCCTTACAAAAGAACAGGCAACCCAATTAGGTATAAACGTAGTAAGAAAGAACTCCTATTCTGTTGATGTAGAGACCGGTAAAAAAGTATGGGCTTATACAGGTGAAGGTTATTACAAGAATGGGAAGCTTCTTCCATCTAAACAGCAATCAACTAAAATGTATGAAGTTGATGATGCTAATAAACTTGTATCTGAAAAACGCACTACAATTGAACTTGTATATGCTGACTATGCTAATAAGATGAAAGCGTTGGGCGATATTGCTAGAAAAGAAAGTGCTAATACTAAAATGACTCCATATTCGCCATCTGCTAAGGAGACATATAAAGAAGAAGTGGCTTCCTTAAATGCTAAACTTAAGATAGCCCAAGCTAATGCACCTCTTGAACGTCAAGCAATACTTCTTGGTAATAGTATGGTTGATGCTAAAAAGGCAAGTAATCCTAATTTGGATGCCGCCCAATTAAAGAAGATTAAGGGTCAAGCCTTAGCAGAAGCTCGTAATCGTGTTGGCGCTAGCAAACAGCGAATTAATATTACATCAAGAGAATGGGAAGCAATAGAATCTGGTGCAATTTCTAATTCATTATTGAGTCAAGTACTTAATAATACAAAACTAGAAGATGTCCAGACCTTAGCAACACCAAAAGAACAGAAAGTATTATCAGATTCTAAAATTGAAAGAGCCAAGATATATCAGCAACAAGGTAGAACATTATCAGAGATAGCTGACGTACTTGGCGTTTCTACATCTACTATTTCTAAAGCTCTTAAAGGAGGAGATTAAATGGCAAAATATATGTTAAGTACTATTGATAATCCATTTAATCCCTTCACTGAATGGGATCAATGGAGAAGGTTTGATGAAGATAAAGGATATCGTACAACTGAATATCTTGCTCGAATAGCTATAACCTCTGATGATCTATCAGATGAAGACTACGAACAGGCAATCCTTTATGCAATTGATGAGATCATTGAGTTAAACATTTTAGGAATTTATAAAAGAGTTTATTCAAATGATTCAATACCGGGGGGAGGGTCCTAAATATCACCCTCCCTCTTTAAT